TCCTAAAAAGAATTTATCTGTTTTAAACTTATTCTCCATCTTATAAATTCGACTATCTGGAAGTAAAGTCACTTCTCTAATCCATTTAGTAGTATCCATACTTACATATATTGGAAATGTATGTAAGCTTTCTTCACAAAAGAAATATAAACCACCTGGTTCACATTCACCAGAAGGATTAAAAGGTTGGGTATCAACATTTAATCCATCATGATATTGAAAACCATTATGTTTTTCATCTTCATATGTCAGTCGATAAAGCTTAATCCCTTCTAATTCTTTTGGTGTAATCTCCATTTTTTGAGTTAATATTTTAGCCAAGTATTACTTTAATAAATTTTAATCACTTTTTAAATATATTACATTATGTGAAAATGAAAAATAATTCTTTTTACCTATTTTTCCTGTGGAGGAAATAGATAATTTGAATATACCATTTTGGCGAAAAGATGATCAAACCCTTTGTAACCTCTTTATAATTGAAAGCCCCATTTGCCGATAAAGTAAGCCGCCAAAAACTTCTCCTACTCCAAAACTTCCCCCGATGCCATAAATCTTCAACGGTCGAATTATTATCACATGACCATTTATGCTGCAACAGCTTCGATGTCTACTAATTCAACTAACGATCCAAACTTCTCATTTCGGCAGATATGCTTGCGACTTTGTTTCTATTCAAAGTATTTACCTTATTAATTTTATCTGATGGGAGCCTATCGATAATTGTTACATCAATGAAATTATCACCATAGTAAATCCTGGATATCGGTGTAGTGTTCCTGGAAGGTTTTCAAGGAAATATTGGCAGCTGTAAGGAAATCCTCCATCGTGACATTTTGTTTTCCCTTCTTCTGAGCTAGATCCATGGCGCACCTCCTCCAAGAAATTAGTTGTGAGCGTAGTTGCTTCCATTGTTCAGCTGATTCCGCTTCAATGCGCTCTTGGTACATCTTTGTTCTTTCACCAATCTCCTTCTTGTAATCTACTAGGTCCTGTTTGGTCTCGTTAAAGATAACATCAACACCGCCTCTCTTCTGTGTAAAAGACAGAGGCTTCTTATTGTTATAGTAACTAATAAATGGCTGATATCCACAATCAACACAGCAAGCATTGGCTGTAACCAAGAGTGGGTCAGAATCATAGGTGTCAATCATAAAATTATGCCCACCATTTGCACAAATCCCTGCCACAATCTGTTCTGACTTACTAATAAGAACACCCATTTTCTTATTATTAGCTTCCAGAAGGTCTTGATAAGGTTTAATAAGTTTCCTACCCTTCTCAATAATCTCAGTATTAGAATCTTGGACCACTCCTAACTCATTCTTTATAGCAAGCAATGAGATCAATAGTTCTTCTTCTGTCTTGGCACTCACATTGACATTCTTTTTTTCACTAGAACTAATATTTCGCTCTTGATCATCATTATTCTGCATATACCTGTTAGCATAATGGTCCGTCGAAGCATCCAGGTGTATTGAGCGAAACCTACAACTATCTCTAAGTTTGCCATCCGACCTACTTAGATAATCGCAGCCAGATCGCGACATTTTCACTAAGAACTCATGCCGTTTGATCGGGATAAAGTAGACTACTCGGTTTGAAATATCATCCTCCGCTGTCATGAGCCTAAGGTATTTGCTATCTGGCTCCATGTGAACACCTAGTTTCAATTCTGGGTCAAACGAGCTGGAACAAGCGCCAACGTTGGCGCCAACGTTGGTACTACTGTTGGTACTACTGTTAGCCGTACTACTATTGGTAGTACTACTGTTAGCCGTACTACTATTGGTAGTACTACTGTTAGCCGTACTACTATTGGTAGTACTACTATTGGTAGTACTACTGTTGGTAGTACTACTGTTTGAATTTGTAGAATCAGATGACAACATGTCTGCGACTTGTCGAAAGTATTTGGCAAGTTCTTGTCGTTTATGTAAGGGGAGGGTCACGGTCGTGATATGATTACACATGTCCTTATCTGGAACAATTACGTTGATTAAGGAAAGGTCTTCTACATGATCATAAAGGGAGACACGCAATTCACTATCATCTTGAGATATCTCGATTTGAAACGGTTTTGACTCTAGACTTGTGAAGCTGAACCCTAGAGTATGAGTACCATTTTTGGTGCTGCTAATTTCTGTAGCCATTAAAAGAGCCTTGTTGTTTTTCTTTAATTAATTACAAAAATAAATTTTATTTAATCAATTTTGAAATATAGCTCAGGTTTGAAATATGTGTATTGCATTATCGATTAACTGTCCACATAAAGGACAGGTAAGTTTATCAAAACGACGTATACACTCTACACAAAAACAATAATGTCCACAAGGAACTAGGGCATGTGTTCTAGTGTTCTGTTCACAAATGACACAACTAAGTTCGTTATTCTCCAAGGATTTAACCTCACCTAGAAGTCTGTTGGCGATAAAATGACCTTTTACATATCTATCTAAGAGATAAATATGAGAAAATTTGGGATCTATTAATTCTTCCACATAACTATTATCTACTTTATCTGGCTCAGAACTCATAGGTCTTAACCATACACGTACTAATGCATCTCTAACATGTGAATCCGGAAATCGACATTTAACAACACAAGGACATTGTTCATTTTGAAAAGGATCATTGGTAGAAATACAAGCTGTGATTATATAGTCAAGATTAAGTTTTCTAACATTTTCGTCGAAACTAAGTCGTGCTGGTTCTCCGTATCGAAAATATGGTTCTCGAACTACGATACTTTTAGAAGCTTTTCTCATCTATCCTATCACCTAAGTTTAGATATTCGGAACGGGTTCATTTTTATCTACGTTACAATAGGATTGAGATAATCAAAAACTACAGCATGAAAATATATGAAAATTGACAGATCTTATTTTCTATCTAAGATAATAATAAAACGATAAAAATATACCAGAACATAAAATGAGTGATTTTGAATATATCAGACAGACCACTTTAAGGTCTATAAAAAAAAATTTTTTACAGCATTGTAATTTATCAAATAATGAAGCTATAAAAGTCTGGGCTAATTGGGTCATTGTAAATCGAGTACGTGAAAAACAGGTAGATGAATTTTTGCCCACAGAGAATCTTGAACTTGATAATAAGACAGTATCACTATTAATTGAGAAAGGAATTTCGGAGGATGATGCTATTAATTTTTATTCAAACTTTATACAACAATGCCAAAGATGGAAGTATCGCTATGAATACTATCAAGCTGATAAACTACATTTCCTTAAAAAGGATGATAGAGACGATGAAATCGATGAAAATGCAATAACCATTAATGTTCTGGATGATCGCAATAATTTTCAAGTGTCAAATCATTTTCCACCAGGTTTCCCTATAAAAGTTTCAATTGTATATGGATTGGGTCCTACTATCAATCATCCCAATCTATTTTTTTCCATTTTTAAAGATGCAGATATGTTGCAACAACAACAGCAGCAACAGCAACAACAGCAAAAGCAACAACAGCAACTACAACAACAGCAAGAACAACAACAGCAAGATGGTAGTTCTCAAGTTACCAGTAACATGGGACCCACATCAGTTCCTAGTACTTTAAATCTCAATTCTGTCGTGGATCAGATGAATGTAGAATTAATCATAGATTACCGAGGTTTGAGTAATAAGATTGATAGTCAAAGTTTAAAAAGATTATTAGATTGTTATGGAACTAATGCTAATCTTTTTAAATCTACTGATAAATCTACAGATAAACATTATCCAATTAAGTATAGGATCTGGAAGCTTCTTAACAATTATTCGCTCTTAGATGGTCTTAGTTATCAATGGTCTTTACCTCCAGAGACATTTGATGTTCTTTCAAATAGTTGTAATTTAAAAGCTGAATTGTTTGCGAGTCCTCTAAATCATCATGTCAAAAGTTATTATAGCTTATTTGATATAGATAGATATTTTGGTTCGTTAGGAGACTTTTTCCAAAGTAGCTATGAAGATTTTGCGAAGGGTGGGTTCTATGAAGCGAATCCCCCATTTATTGAAAGTATTTTTATCCGAGCTAGTCAATTAATCCTCAATTACCTAGAAAGTGCTAAGGACAACAAAGTTGATTTAGCATTTATGTGGATCATGCCGGACTGGTTGGATAGTTTTGCTTATAACAGATTAAAATCTAGTCCATTCTTGAGAACGGAATTAATTTTCAGGAAAGGACAACATAAATACTGGGAATATCGTAAGAATCGTCTGATACAGGCAAATTTCAATACACATGTTTTAATTCTGTCATCGAATGACGGTTTCTTCCGATTTTTATGGCCTCCGCCAACGGAGAGCAATTTTATCAAATCGATGGCTTATTAGTTAATTAACGAGATAAGTACAAGAACTTAGATGATATATGAAAGTCCGAAAATGATGCCTTAGCGATATAGGTATAGAATATCTATACATATATCTTTCAATAACGTTGATAAATGGATAAATAATATTGAAGAATGCAAGAAACGACTGGTAAGAATACGCGTGCGTAAAGCCAAATACAATCTAAGAAAACTGGAGAAATTCGGTGATGCAAACTATTGAATTACATACAGAAACAATAAATTGGTAATAATTTAATGGTGAACTCCCATGATATGGCACTCATGTGCGCGTGAGGTGAATGGTGCACTGACTCCAGGATGAGTCAAATTCTTAAACTCGATAACACCTTTTTTACCAAAATCAATATCAATCTGCATTGGACCAGGACCGTCGACTTTTTCACCTTGTTTTACTCCTGTCTTTATTTTAATGAGCATACCACCTTTCTCTTCGATCGAACCGTTACCCTTAGCATTGAATAATCCAGGAACAAAATCATAGAATTGTGCATCCCAAGATGAAAATAGTGAATTTGTTACATAAATATTGGATCCATCTGCGTCAAGACGTAACATTTGTGGTCCACCCGCATAAACTTCACTCATATTGCCATATTGATATGATTTGGGGTTGAACATTTGAGGTCCTGGATTAAGGTTACCACGAAGACCACCAAGATTGCCAACACCACCAATGAAATCAGCATAATCACCTGGTGCGGGTGAAACTTCATCAGCATTCAAGAACTTACGTACATCGTACTGAAGAAGAGCACCAGCGAGCCAACATGAAACGTATAAGAAGTGATCATCTTGAGATAAGGTAATATCAGTAACAAGTGGTACTTCTCCTAAATTAGCTGGTCCAAAACCGGCGTCTTTTAGATTATAAACTGGAACTCCTAGAGTGACAGGGTTACCGATTAGTATAGATTTACAATGTGCGCGCAATTGTGTGGGTGTTACAATTACCTTCTTTTGCCACACACCTCCATTTTTGTAAATTAAATCTATAGCTCCTGGAAGAGTTACACCAACAAAATAAATACGTTTAGTATGTTCATGTACACGACGAACTTCTAATGGTACAACACCTTCTCCATCAGATGGACCTCCCAATTCTGGAGTAGGTGATGTGACTAGAGTAGCCTCAATATTTAACATATTAGCAACATCAGGTTCATTAGTTCCTTCCTGAGGCATTTTGTAAATGCGAATAGAACGACCATATGGTTTGGTTAAAAAGGTATCAAAACCAGTATCAAATGAACTTGGCGGTCCCCATGATGTACAAGCCAGTTCATTATTACACTCATCAATAGCAAAATCATAATTATATGTATCTGGATTTCCCTGAGTATTACCTGTTGGAGAATCACTGGGCTTTAATGTATAATACTTTTCAATCGTAACCGGGTTTGGTTGATTGGTAAGGCGATATGCACCAACATTTGCGGATACTTGAACAAATCCGCCTGGACCATTAGCACTATCAGGAAGACTACCTTCTTTTCCTAAAGCAGATGCAATTATCTTATTTGTCTGTCTGTTAAAATGTGTAGTGTGGAAAGCAGAAGCTATCTTACTGGTTTCTCCCTCGGTGAGATATGAACTTAGAGCTGGTGCACTTAAAGCATCTAAACTGAAAAAGTCATACGCTGATTTATTTACATTTAAACTTGGTGCCGCAACGAAATTTTTTCCGTTGATATGAAGCAAGTCACCATGATGATATTCAAGACCTCCTTCACCCAGAGCAAACTTAGTAAAATCACTAGTAGTCTTAATGACTTGTTGGCTACCTAAAGCGATATTGACAATTTTACCATATTGGACTGATTCTGGATTTATATCAATTGTAGCGACATAATCACGAGCATCATCTGGATATAAATGACCTGGCAAACGACGAAATGTACATAAGCTATAAAGATACTTTGGGGGGTGAGATGCAATGGTCAATACATCGATCGAATTTCCGTGACCATGTTCCATGTTTATAATAGTCCACCCATGATTCCAATCGATCCATTCAAGTTCAACTACTTGATGATTGTCATTCATTAAAATATGACGAAACTCAGCATTAGTCTTGGGTGCGTTTCCACCAGGATATGAGCCGAAGGGATCAGGATGCTCAAGAATATTAATTGATTTATGATGATTATAAAATAGTATACGTGTACCTTGTTTTTGTTTTTCTGGCAACATGAAATGCCCACATTTTTCCGTAAATGTACCACGTCCACCACCTACATTAGGTTTCCAATCAAGACGATCGAATACAACTGTACGTGTCTTGGGGTCAATTGTTTCGTCATGGTAGTGGATAATTTGGACAGGTCCTTCAATTGCACGACCATTGATACAAATATCGCCCTCAACATGTAAACAATCACCTTTGCTACATATCTTGTCCACTTTGAGTTTATCTGCAGATACTTTATCAGCATGAATACTACCTTCTACGTCTAAGCATCCCGCTCTGAGTTTTCCACAAATTTTGGCCTTACATACGACTAAGCTATCCATTACTTCATTCCTTTTAGAACACTGACACTCTTTTTCACAACAACTCATTTTTATACTATTAGTATAGAAATTAAAATAATAAATATAATTTAATAATTAAAAAAAAGGTTTTGTTTTTATTTTTTGGTTATTGTTTATATCGTACGTACTTTTAGAAGGCACGAAAGGTGATGAAGGGACAGATACCTACAGGTGTCCTGTCACATATATCTTAATTACTTTTTCATCAAGAGAAAATAAAGCGAAAATGTAACTGGAAACCGAATAGCAAAGTTTATGTAAAGCGAACCGAATCCTTGATAGAATCCTCTAAATCCATTTGTTTTATAAATATCTCTGGCAATGGAAAATGGATTATTCGTCTTATTCTCTAATATGTATTGTATCTGTTTGGCCCTGATAACATCAAAAGGTGAGCAAGCAACAACTCCGGGAATGTTAAAGATAGAACTAGAGATAAAATTACTCATAAAAGTTTGTTCTGTCTTTCCTGTCGTGTCTAAATAAACTCTCTGACCACCAAAGATTACCGACGTGTATGTCGCATTCCTCATCGCCAATGGAAATGTAAACGGAATGATTGGTACCCTTCTCAAAACTTTAAAAGCATCATTATACGTTGGACCTTGAGGTGACCCTTTCAGTTCCATCTGAAGAACACTTTGAACTGCTAAAACGGGTCCCAAAAATGAGCCATCAACATAGCCAGCAATAAAACCGTTCCTAAATGGTGTTAATTTTTCTCCTAAAACCGAAAAATCGGTCATTTTATCGCGGGCAGATAAAAATTTAGCTTTCTCAGTTTTCCTTGACAAATAATCATTAACAGTAAATTTTATAGCCATTTGTGGTATTATTGAGGCACTCCCTATCAGTCCTCCCTTAAATAACGTTCTAATACCATTTTCCTTCACACTTTTAACTATTAACATCCTAGATTCGTTTACATTTTTTGAGGTCTGAAACCTCTGTTTCATAAAATCTAATGGCAATGTACCTATGTAACCAGATGCCCCAGCTATGCTTCCAGCGACAATAGGATTCATTGTCCTTTTTCCAGGTTCAGAATCCTTCTTGCTTGCCATATATGGTTTGATTACATTGTGCGATGTAATGTTTAAAAGTGTGTTAGGATAACATCCTCGTAAGATGTCCTTTGAAGGAAAGAAGACCATCTATATAAATAAGATTATATAATCTTATTTAGAGGACTTTAGTACTCTTGATTTGATTTTCGGACTTTAAATTATTCTAGCTACCCAGTGTGAGTAGCTAACCAGAATGTCAGAAGTAAATGAAAAAGGTGATAGTCTTGTCAAGGGGCTACAACAAGATCAAGTGTTGTAAAGATTTTGTCTATTAAAAAATGTTCGTTTAAAAAAAATTGGAGATAAGAGGAAGTAATGTGTCACCAAAATCGCAGACCATAAAAGCGGTTGCATTACTTTTTCAACAATCTCTAAATGAGTTTACCAAAATTATTAGTAAGATTAACAAATTTCGTTTCATCTCTATCAACTAAATGTATCCTTCCCAACTCTGAATTGTTAAGAGTAATTATCCCATTCTTATCAATCTTACCAATTTCTCGTCCAGATAGTTCAATTATCTTACCATCATTATGCAAATATGCTCTTGTCTCATCTGGGAATTCCACCAAGACTTTGTCTGGTGGTCCCGTCTGACTTTGATTACGTCTTTCACAATCCAATGGACTATTGTAATTATATAACCGTTTACCTTCTTGGGCATAACTTTGTAATGCTTTATCTACTTTCGGTAACGGTTGAGATACATTTGTGGGTATTTTAGTATTTAATGCCTTTGAAAGTGCAAGTGCTGTTTTATCTCCAAGATCCGTTTCTATACCAATTGTCGAATGACCCTTTTGAACCTTTGGATGAATATTCTGATGTACTGTTACAGTAGTAGCTGGTGTTACTGAGGTACCTGTTCCTGGTACAGATATCTTCGCTGGTAAGGTATTAACTTTCTGTGCTTTTAATTTAGTTATTTTTTTAGCCTTCTCCTTCCTAGCTCTAGGAGCATCATATATATCTGGTAATTCTGTCTCAAACTTTACGTCCTTATAACTCTCTGGATCGAGTGTTCTCTTAATGACATCCAGATAATCTTCTTTTAAGAGTTTGTAATTATCTAGATTTTTGATGTTTTCCTCCAAAAAGAGGCTATCTAGCAGTTCCAAAATAGATGGTATAACTGTGACCATGGTATCGTGGTAGTCCTTATATTCAGTAAAATCACTCTTTAGACTATCGAAGTTTTTCTGAAATGTATCAAGAATAGACATCCTACGTTTTTATATTTTTATCTTTTGAATTTGCTTCTATAACCAAAAAAGAACAAATCTTATTCATGTTCAATTTTCTTTTGTAAGTCCGAAATTTATTCGAGGTTGAAGGTTTTGTTGTTACAACAAAACCAGAGACATTAGTCCGAAAATCACGATTCACATTTCGCAAATCACAACAATCCCAGAACCTTATTCGATTTGTCGTGTTGTACGTGTGTTGAGAATCTCTGATTCCACTTGTTTATGTTCCAAGTACTTACAGGGACATTATAGATCATGATTGGTAAACCATTATCTGTTACGATAGTATGTGTTCTCACATTGCTCTTTCTCATGCTAATGGTATCGTTGTTAAGTAATGATCGCGGTCTGACACTTTTGTTGTCAATAATAATAGGGTGATTAGGAGTAATCCTTAATGGTTTTGATGGAACGTTCTTGGCTAGAGAATTAACCTCAAACTTAACCAATCTATTACTGGGACCAGTATTTTGATGATTAATCATAACTTTAGTACTACTTCCCCAAATGCTTCTAAGATGAGTACCAGGTTTAACATCTGAAATCTTAATTAAATCTCCATTTATAGTCTCCGCTTCCATTTCAGGATGAATACAGATTGCTGTTAATACAGTTAAAGTAAATGGTTGGTTGGTAGTACCAGCTATGTTGGTAGCAGTAAAAGTTAAGGCATAAACTCCATCGGTCCCAGTTTGGGGAATACCACTCAGAGTTCCAGTACCGTCACTATTATCTACGAAAGTAACATTTGGTGGCAAAGTACCTACATAAGTTATGGTAGCAGGAGGAACTCCCACTGTTGCAACTAAGAATGAACTAAAAAGACCTACAAAGAATGTAGTGTTGTTTGAACTAACGAAAGCAGGTGCTACGGACATTTAAATATATATATTTAAAGATATATATTTATTTTATTGGATAGTCCTCCGCACAGTATTCTGCGTTGTTTCTTTGGTGTATCATCAAAGAGCGTACCGTTTCCCCTAGTATGGGTGAAGAGAATATCAAGCGTGGGGCTTAGCTGCGATTGCAGTCATGATGATGCTTTACTACCTGATATTCGGTGTGGTCTTGGCCGTTCGGATAAGTACAGCTGGTAAAAGATATTCAAAGTATTGTTTTTTGTTTTAGTTGTTCTTCTAATTGTTCGTGGCTGCGATGTTGTGAATATTGCTTCGTTCCATATGGTATACTAGCTCTTCGGCTGTCGTTGCTCTGTTGACCAAATAATCATATCGTGACCGTTGTTCACTAGACATGATTTTCCACGCTTTGGAACAGTCTCGAAAAAAGCTGGAGTATTCTTCTGCAGAAGAACTCCCACGTAAGAGCATGGGAGCACGCTCATACAGAAACATAGTGTAAGCCGTTTTTGGTGTTCGTTCTTTCATGTCTAATCTGAGAAGCAGAATATTCATAAAAAAAATACTTCACTTTTTTAAATATAATATACGTCTGCCTGCAAATATACGAATCTACTCGACCTTGATATCTGAAAAAGGTAGTAAAAAAGATTTTGGATCAAAATCTGGTGTCCATTTTGAATACAAGATACCTGTTAAGAACCACAAGTTCCATGTACATATGAATATCAAACACATCGCAACTAAGACCCGTGTAGTAGTCATTTTATCTTATTAGTTTCAGCATTATTAAAGTTTTGCTAATAAATTCAATTTATCTTTGTCCTAACAAGATTGGTGATAAGATAGGCCATAAGAAAAGACCTACCAATAAACCGCTTAGATGACCTAATAATGAGATTCTAGGATTTTGTAAGACAGGGATGATTAATAAACTTGACCATAAGAGGATTTCACGTATATTAAAAGATCCACCATTAATGACCATACGAGACCAAACTAAGAGACCAAATAATACCCCTGAAAAACCAACTGAACATTGTAAATATGATCCATATAGCAATTTATTGATTAACCAATATAAAAGACTTGATAGAATAAGGATTATTAAAATAAGAATGAAATAGTTGCGTGAACCTAATATTTGTTCCAATCGGTATAATTGGATGAAGGTAAATATATTTACTAAAAGGTGGACGGCGGAACCATGAACTAAACTATGTAAAATCTGTCTACCAGCAGAAGTATCATCACAATTAGTAAATGACTTACCGGCGAATATTTGTATAGCTATTAAGGTTAATGTCACTATTCCTGTCGTGCTCCACACGTTAGCACTATTTAACTGATTTACATTTATTAAACCTAGATCCATATTACCAGTATAACTAGTCATGTTTAATGGTTTAATGGTTTAATGGTTTAGGTTTGCTTTGATACTATATAGTTCCCTTACATAATTCATATTGTTATTCAAAATCATTATCATATAAAGAAAAATCACATAAAGAAAGTTACGTAAAAGAAAAACTACATAAAAATATAATGAAGAATAATGCTCTTTTTGATCCTATTATAATGCAAAGTTCATATGTTGAACAGGGCATATCTGGTCGAGCACCGATCGTGGCTAGATCTGGTTCGGAACTGTGGTACTTCTTTTTAAATATTGGTCTACCAATCTTATTCATAATAATAATCCTTTTGATACTACGAATGCGCTTTAATCTAACGAAAGAAGATAACTCTTATACAGCATAAGGACCTTAAGGTTTCAACTCTCAACCTCTTCCATCTTCCTGTGCGGCGCCCGCCACCCACCACCACAACCAATTATTGATGAAGATTATATCTTAACTAATGATATTCCAACACTAGTCGCATTATCCAGTGGAAAATAAACTAAATCAGAAAACATTTCGCGAAGGAGTAGTAATCAGGTCATTAACACACGATCCTGCAACACATGAGATGTTTTCAACCAATATCAAACATTATATCTAATAAAAACTATTTCAGGTATGTATGATATAGAGGTGAGGTTATATGAATTTGTGTCAATATAAGGATATGTTAGGTGTACCCAAAAAAGGTGTACATAGCTTTAGAATATTTAATATAGCAATTGTTGATGTGGTCTTAACAATTATAGCCGCATTCTTAATAAGTTATTATATGAAGTATCGGTTTTGGAAAGTCTTATTGGTATTATTCTTATTAGGAGTATTTTTACACTGGGTGTTCTGTGTTAACACAACCATTAATTCCTTTTTATTCCAGAATTAGATTAGAACTTTTTGTTATTTTTTAATTTCGTTGAAGTTCTATGATCGCTTCTCTACCAACGAAAACAAACCCAGTCTCATGTGAAAAGGTGTGACAACATCTAGCAAAACCTGTACAATTATGACATAGATCTTGTATCCCGCAAAAAGTGCAGGTCCCTTTGCAGTCACTGTGTAGTTTGATGCAGTAATGTGCTCCACATAGAGCACATGCATTACTCATTTCTTTTTGTGGTCGAAAAACTTGGCATTCGCTGCACAAAATTGGTGGGGGTGGACAAGGAAGAGCCATAAATAAATTATTATTGCTGCAGAAGAAGAACATTGTATTGTAAATTATTATTGCTGCAGAAGAAGAACATTGTATTGTTTTCATTTTTTTCATTCCAATATGCGTTATCGCTTAAAATTAGTTATATATAGACTTACTAAGAAGTAGATGCTGACATTTTCACAATATGCATATTGTTCGATAGATGACACAGTAGAACACATACGACATAAGATTCCTGGAGGCATTAGAGGATGTGGTGTTTTCAATATCGTAGATCTATGTAGTAATGATTGTCTGAGTAATTATAAAAGAGAGAAGCAATGTCAAGTGTGTAAGTGTCTTGATTATGGTTCGAAAAATTATTTTAAAATTACGATACGATTAAATTTACGATTAATTAATCGTAAATTTATTTTTCTCCATAGGTATATCGGGACAAGTTTTTTGCGATTAAATCATAGTGGAAGGTAATGGTACCCCAGGTCTGCCAATGCCAAGACCATCTGATGGATAGTAAGCAAAGACTTCTGGATAACCACCACTTGTGTTGTCACCAATATAACGGTTCCATAAATTTTGTGCAGTATCTAAACCATTCAAAATTGGTGGGTCGTCCTGGATGTTCGATCTAAAATACAGAAAAAGTAAATGGGTTGTAAAAGAACAGAACACACAAATCTTTGTAAAAAAACTTTAATCAAATGCAAATTTAATCAAAGGAAAATGCGTAAATACAGCTTAAGGATAATCTATTAGATAATAACATCAAATATGCTCTACATATTCAGTGAAGAACCTGCATTTGAAGATATAACAATATCTTTAATAAAGGCTTTAAAAGAAAAAGGTTTTAGCATTAAGAGATTAAGGGATGTATGTCCTTCTCTAGGTGCCAAATCTTCAAAAGATTTGGTAATTATGTTGGGTTTAAATACTTTTAATGGCATTTTACCTCATAATTACATAGCATATCAGTTAGAACAGAGCAAACCATTAACATCTTCTAGTAAAAACGATGGTGAGACAAAGAGTTGGTTTACGGATCTTTATTTAAAACGCTTAGAGAATGCTTTAGAGGTTTGGGATTACAGCATGCAAAATATTATGAATATTCGCAATCTGTTCCAGCAAAAAGGGTTGAATCTTCCTAAAACGAGATATGTCCCAATCTCCTACTTACCTGTGTTTTGCTCTCCTTTTGCTGCTTTAGAACCCAAGGTCGAAAAGGACATAGATGTTTTATTTTATGGTTCAATAAATCCAAGACGTGAAAAACTCATGGATGATTTGCAAACTGCCGGACATCGTATTCATCTCGCTGGATATAATTTATGGGGTGGAGAAAGAGAAGCCCTTGTTAAACGATCTAAAATAGTTTTAAATATACATTTCTATGCCGATCCTATCTTAGAAACTACTCGTCTAGCACCTCTTGTTTCACAAGGAGCCTTCGTGATTTCTGAACCAAGTTCCGATAAATTACTCGACAAATTCTGGTCATCTATGGTGACCTTTTGTAACTACGACAAGATAGTTGATAAAGTAGGAAGTTTCTTGAAGGTATATGAGTCCTGTCAGGAATTTGCCAAGATAGCTCAACAGGAACTGCAAAAACATCCTTATTTAGACAAACTGAATTTAAGTGATTTACAAAGGTTTTTAAACGACGATGAAGATGATGAAATTAATAAGTTCGTAGTTGAAGATCAGGATGAAGTTGATGATGTATCTGATGGTTCTGATAGTTCTGATGGTTCTGATAGTTCGATAGAAACTGGAGAGCCATCCTCTGATAATGAGAAACCTTTTGAACCAGAAGGAAATGAAGGAAATGAAGGAAATGAAGGAAATGAAGGAAAAGAAGGAAAAGAAGAAAGGCAAGAAGATAAAGCTGAAACTAAGAAAAAGAGTGACAAACCATCTAAACATACCAAAGAAAAAGCTGATCCTCGAAAACGTATTAGAAAAGCTACTTGTAAACGAGAAGATACTGAGGATGGTGGAAAGGCCGAAGTTCTGGAATTAATAAAGATTTCTGATGATAATTTACCAACAGTCACCATAGTTACGCCTACTTATAATAGGTCGGAATTACTTCCAATCGCTCTC